GAGAAAACCTGACGTGCAGGTGGCCTTGATCAAGTTCTTGCGAACCAACACAAAGAAAGAGTCCCGTGTTGGCGTTAAGAAGGCGTTAGCCATCTTAACGAGCAAGATTGCTGAAAAGAGGAGGATCTCGGAGCTTGAGAAACTGCTTAGAGCAGTTCAAGCCCTCCAAGTCGCGATTCGAGTTAGCTTCAGGTGGGCGTTGAAACAACCTAACACTGCCGCACAAATGTGTGAGGAAGTGGTTGTAATAGGCGTCAACGGAAGCTATCGGCAAGCTGCAAAACGAATTAAGCAGTGGTCGTCCGATGCGCAGAACGCTGTATTCAACAAAGAATACAAAGGCGATCTATTTAGGTGCCTGCCCCGAGGGGTAAGGAACCAAGAAAGCCTGTGGCAGTTCGCGAGTGTCGGTCGTGCCGTCCCCAGTCCGTCAGAGTTCGACCCAATCATCAGGGAAGGACTCAAGGAGTGGGCGTCTCGATTGTGGACTCCGGGCAAAGATATCGAAGAGGAGCTGCTTACGGAACTTGAAACCTTCACGTACTACTATCTCGTCACCCTAGATTCTAAACAAGAACCAAAGGTCGTTGACGAAGACGCGTACATCCCTCGCCGACCCAAATTCATGGGAAGGACCCTCAATAACTCAGCCTGCCTAGAAAGATCTAGGAAGGAGGGAGGAATTGAAGGATATTACAAGGAACGCGCGAGAAAGTTTGTACAGAAGGACCAGCCAGCCTGGCTAAGGGCTAAGCAGGCATCCTTTCTAACCATGGCTAACATTGCTGAGGATAACGCGAATGAATCGCTACCGGCAATGAAGCCCCTAGCATTAGCAGAACGAGGGCTTAAGGTGAGGATCGCAACAATTAGCGAAGCTCGACACATGGCACTTTCAGGGATAATCAACAGCGAGCTGTTGCCCTTACTTGCCAGGTGCCCCGCAAGCGGACCTGTCCTCCAGGGGAAGACCAAGGCATGCAGAGAAGCATTTGAAGCCATCCAACAGGATGGCGAGATGCTCAGTGCAGACCTTAGCGCAGCCTCTGACTATATACCTTTCAAAGCAAGCCAGGCAATCGTCCGGGCCATCGCTGGATGGCTAACGAACTTCAGGCCCAAAATGCTGAAAGGTGATGATCAGAGACTACCAGAAAACTTCAGAGAAGTCATGAGCCTTATTGTAGGACCCCAACGGATGTCGGAGGAACTACAGCGAGCGTTCGGAGTTGAAGGAAACACGAAGCAAGGTGCCCTGATGGGGACCTCACTAACGTGGCCGATCCTCTCCATAATGAACGTCTTCAGCGCAGTACGAGCTCTAAAGTTTTCAACGCTTCAGAAAATCCCTGGTCCCACCGTCGCGAACGAGAACGTTCACGACAAGGTGGAGACAGCTAAATTCCTAGGTATGTGGTTAGGTTCAAGGACGTCAAGTGTTCCATTCGTCATCTGCGGAGATGACATGGCAGCACACTGGTCGAGCTACGAAACAGAAAACTATTTCGATAACTTAGAAGCCCTTGGACTCAAGGTAAACAGGCGGAAATCATTCCGATCGTCCGATGCACTAGTATTCGTCGAGGAGCTCTTTAACAAGAGTAGACGCCC